AGTTCCCTTCAAGTGATCTACTATTTTGAAATCTTATTTATTGCATTGGAATATTCATTTTCTTTCTCCTATGTTTATTTTATTATTAATGGACGTTAAAAGAGAGTCGTCTCTTGTTACATTTTTAATATTGAAAAGGTTAATAGGTGCTAGCCAAGAAAATGGTGAATAAAGATTATGGTTTATTGGTTTTTGACCGTGTAGTTTCTTACTCGTTTCACTGGCTTTAGTCTTAACCTGTCACTAAACGTCGGTTTAACGGAAACCAAAACCAAAGCGGACAATGCATTACCCCGCAGCGGGGGGGAAGTTACTGGGGACATCATGATTTCTACTGACAGTGAAATAGCCTGGCGCAGAAATACGGACATGGCCGCTATTGGTTTTAAAAATACCGGGGATGGTGATGCAGATTCTTATATGTGGTTTAAAACCGCAGATAATGGCAACGAATATTTTAAATGGCAGCATAGTCTTTCTGGGGGAGGCATCTCGGAATGGATGAGCTTGAAATCGGATAATCTCCGGGTTAAAGGGTATCCTGTTTATCATGAAGGAAATAAACCTTCTGCAGCAGATGTCGGGGCTTACACAAAATCCGAAATTAATAACCGTTTTATTCCATTAAATACGAACGCTGAAACATCGGGATATATTTTAGCTAAGGCTGCGAATCTTTATGATGATCCCAGCTCACGTCATTTAGGTCGTTCAGGGTTTTTAAGACCTAATGGTATTGATAATCTTGGCGATTTAGCTATTCATGTAGCTCATCCTTCTACAGAAGGGCCTGAGCATGCTAGAGGGATTTCTTTTAATTATGGAAGTAGCGGAGATAAATTTGGGTTATCTACTTATACTTTTGATAAGGATGGAAAATTTCAAGGGAAAAAGAAAATATTAACAGAAGATGATAAAGACTCATTAGGCAGTGTGCCTGTTGGCGTTCCATTACCATGGCCACAGGACAAACCTCCTTCTGGTTATTTAATTTGTAATGGTGACCGTTTTGATAAATCTCGTTATCCACAGTTAGCATTGGCGTATCCATCCGGTGTTTTACCTGATCTGCGAGGAGAGTTTATTCGTGGTCTAGATGCGGGACGCAATGTTGATTCTGGACGAAAGGTATTGTCATGGCAAGGTGATGAGTTTAAATCTCATAACCATGAATTTGAAGCTATAAAGAATTCAACAGGTAACTCAGTATGGGGAGATTTTTTTGGTGCAGGCTCTGATCATGGAAGAAGAAAATATCCAGTTAGCAATAGTGGAGGAAAAGAAACTCGTCCTCGCAATATCGCATTTTTGTATATAGTTAGAGCAGCTTGAATTACAGCTAATTCGTTGTTATTAACTAAATTATTTTTCAGTTAACATATTAACCCACTGAATATTCAAATGATTTAGTGGGTTAATATAATTTATTAAAATAATGTAATTGTTCTTCCTATTGGATAAGTATCGCTCCATCTTAACTTGTAATCTCTTGATGGCCTACCAAATGAAAATCTAACATTTTCAAACTCACTCTCTGCTTTATAGATATTACTCCATATCAATAGGGAGCCAATAGAAAACTTGGATAACTCATCAGAATTATCCATGCCTGCCTGAATAAACTCAATATTAACGTAATCATGAAACTGTGTTTGAGTAATTAAATGAAAAGCACAGGGTTGATCATTAAAAAATAAAACATTACCGAAAATCATAGGCTTGATCAAATGAAATAATTGGTGTGTCATTTCCTTATCAAAACTACATCCCCCCCATCTTTTTTCTACAAGATTAAAATAAATAGATGCTAGTTCATCGGCATGAAACATTTGCGAATCAATTATTTTCCCACCTGATTTTATAAAGCTGTTTAATCTATTCTTATATTTTTTATTTGATTTTTTTGATAGAGGCTTTGCTAAGCACAATGATCTTCTTGCATTAAATCTAAAGGTTGTATTGATAACGTTATCTGAATTTAAAGGCGAAATAAATTTCGTTTTAATTGGTAATAAAAATTTAGATTCTTTGCTTGCAGGGATAACAATTTCATCATTCGGTATAGCAATCGCTATTTTATCAGAAAATGGGCAAGCAGGATCATTAACTACGTATTTATTATCCCATACACAAATCGATGCATTAATTTCACTGTTATTTTTTTTTATGAAATATCTTTCATTAAAACTATATTTGTCATGAATAAATTTTAACATAGAAGGGTGTGTTGCCAAGTTACCCCCATAAGAAAAGTAAGTTTTCTCGTATTCACTGAAATCTACTTCTTGCCATCCGAAAATATTACATTTTAAGTTGAAAATATTCATAGTTGCCACTCATTTTTTGCTCACCTATAGAGGTGAAAATAATCTGATGAACTCATTTTAACGTATTGAATTTTAAAAATCTCAAAAAAAACTCAATTCTACGTGAGACATAAATTATTTAGTATTAGAAAGACTCAAAAAAGTAGATAACAAGTAATTATACCTTTAAGGTTTATAAAATAATAATTATTTATTCATTTGGAATGATCTGATTATTTCTGAGTTTTAGCTATTCATAATTTAAAGTTTTTTCTAACCTCAAGACATCAGAAAAACAGTCTGATGCATTACAAAAATTTGCACATTCTAATAGCTATTAACGCCACTGTATACGCCAGCCTCGCAATACTCGGTATGTCATATTTTGCTATTCCTTGTGCCATTCTGCCTTTTTTGTGTCACAGTTTTGACACAGTTATTCCAATGTGATTTTTCTATCTATAATAGAGCTTCACACTAAAACAAGATGAAAACGTGATAGAAATGGTTTGGTGACCTGATGGCAGCATTGACAGAGTATCAATAATCTAATCCACCCCACCAGTGATGCAGTGGTGGGGTGATTCCATTGGTTAAATTGTGGGGTAGAAAATCGCATGATATACTTGCTGTCAGCCATGTTGGAGGGCGCTATATCTTATTTGGATAAATAAAAGAATATAGAGGAATTCGTAATGAGTAAGAGTAACAAAAGTAAAATTAGAGTCGGGTTAATTGTTGATGAATTTTTTGGTGCAGCCAATACCAGACTTGGTGGTTATGGTTATTTGGCTCGCAATTATATTGCAAAATACTTACCAGATGATAATTTTGAGTTTGAAGTATTACTTGGTAAGAGTAAGAGTTACTTTTTTGCAGAAAAACACACGGTTGATAATGTTTCTCTATATCGATTACCACGCAGAAAGTGGTTTGCGCGTCAGTGGTTAAAAAAGAAAAATTACGATATTTATTTTAGTGTTGAGTTAACATATAGCCATGTTTTAGAAAACGAACCCAGTAAAGATAAAAAACTGATATTATGGATTCAAGATCCCCGTCCAATGTATGAGTGGGATGAAATTTTTACTGTAAAATTGATTCCAGAAACATCTTATTATAATCAAAAAATTTACGATTTGGTTCATGATTGGTATAAACATGACAGAGTGAAGTTTATATCTCAAGCGCATTGTTTAAATGAAAAAGCTAAAGATTTATATAAATTAGATTCAGATGTTCAGATTGACTATATTCCAAATCCCATCGATTTTGATGAAAAATTTGATATAACCACTCACATTAAAAAGAACATGATTGTGTTTTTAGGAAGAATCGCGTCTGTAAAACGTGGCTGGCTATTTTGTGAAATTGCAAAAAGAATGCCTGAGTATGACTTCTATGTTTTAGGGAAGATATACAGAGAAGATGATAAAAACCATGAAATAATGGCAAATTATAATGATATTAGTAACTTATACTTCACTGGACATATCGAAGGGGAAGAGAAAAATACGTATCTACGTGATGCGAAAATTTTAGTTAATACATCAATTCATGAGGCTTTACCCGTTTCTTTTCTGGAAGCATTATCATTTGGTACTTTACTTGTTAGTAATCGTAATCCTGATGAGTTAACATCTAAATTTGGAATCGATGTAGGCGAAGTTTTAGGGGATGGTTTTGATAAGGTCGATTTATTCGTTTCGGCAATCAAAGAATTAATGCGAGATGATATAAAAAGAGAGGATCTTGCGCAGCAAGCTGTTGATTATATTAGAAATCATCATAGTAATAGTGATTTTATTTCTAAAATTCACAAAATTATAAAAGAGGAGGTGGAAAATCAAAATTATAATAATCGTCTGTAATTATTTAAAAATACAAATGGCCTGAACAAACAGGCCATCATTGAAATTAAATTCATAGAACCCAGACTCTATTTACTTTAGCGCCTGATGATTGATATACACATCGTAATGTTCTGCCATTATTTTCCAATCGCAGGTGTGCATATCCATTATTCCCTGATGATATAGCAACAGTAAGATGATCCTCGGGAAAGATAGCTGGAGTTGTATAATGATTATCAACGTCCTGAAAAAACATGAACCTTCCCCTGCAATCCTGATTTAATGACGCAGTATTACCATCATTGAGTTCGGGGCCAGTATAAACAAGAGATATTCCGCCTCTGGATTTTAAATATCGATTATCACTCTCCCCTCGGGTATAACACTCTCCTCTAACCGCATAATTTCCCGAGGGCTGATAATTTCCGGCAGGTTGGTAGTTCCCACGTGACTGATATCGGCCGTCAGATTCTCCTCTTGTATAACATTCTCCACGAACCGCGTAATTGCCTGTGGGAGCATAATTTCCTTTTGACTGATAACGGTTATTCGCTTCTTCCTTACTGTAGCTGTAGCCCGCAGGGGGATAGTTCCCCAAAGGCTGAAACTTCTGATTGGCTTCTTCCTTGTTATACGCCCCCACATCTCCTGCATTTAATGTGACATCATTCACCAATGATTTTCCATTAATTCTCCGGCTATTTGGCACCGCATTCTTAGCCAGATCCTGGGTTTCCGTTAAACCGAGGTTTTTCACAAACTCATCTTTGTTTGGAATGTCAGCACCATTTTTGCTTTTTTCCAGGCGAGCATTTACACGTTCATCAGTTTCGCTTTTGGAATACGCATTAACATCTCCCGAATTCAGTGAAATATCCGCATTCAGCGCTTTGCCATTCACTTTACGGCCAGACGGAACGCGGCCATTCGCATTATTATTCGCGGCATTAGCAAAATCATAAGCTGCTTTCACCGCTTTCGGTGTTGCTGCATGAGTTTCGCTATTGCTGTCCACTGCGCTGCTCAGGATCACAAATCCCTTTTCTTTCAGCGTCGCGTCAGGATGGTTACGGCTGTTCGCGTGTTTCTGGATAGAATCATCGACATATTCACGTGTTGCCAGAATTACGGATGGATCAACTTTCAGTGTCACCGCGTCAGCGCTGCTGACAATCAGGATCATGCGGATGGTCTGGGTACGGCCGGAACCTTCCTGCAATTGGGGTTTATACGTTTCTGCGCAGTTACCTACCGCGATCAGAATGCCGTCTTTGTCGAACAGGCCGATCTCACGGATCCACCAGCCGCCTTCGTTTTCAGGGATAACCTGCTCGGCGATAATTTGGTTGGTGTTTTTAGGATCGATGCTCAGCGTGTTAATCGCTGCACGACGTTTTTCATTAATCAGTTTGGTTTGTTTGGTGTCTGGTGTCGGCAATTTGCCACCACCATCACCAACGGCCATATGGGTAATTTCAATTCTAGTACCCAGTGCTGCGGCATTTGCCAATTTATCTGCGCCTAACTGCGTCAGCAGCGCAAAGAATTTGGTACTCATGGTCTAATCCTCATGTCATCAATAATGTGTATGCCCGCGCCCACGATTTCTGAGCCGGATACCGTGATTTGTTCCGGGAAATAGGGGTAAACTGTCAGTTCGTCACCACTGTAAGTCGCTGCCGAGTAGTGATATTTACCGCGTGTATCTAAGTTGATATCCAACCCAATCAGATGTCGGCTCACAGGCTTGGCATCAAAAATCAGGTTTTCCAGTTCATTAAATGTTTCCTGAGTGATGCCGCTTTCCAATACTCCAATATCCAGTCGGAAGGTGCCCGGAGCATCGTTAGTCTGCCACCATTCCCGCACACGGATGAGATAACCCAACGGTTCAACCACCCGCCGAATCGCACCAATCGTTCCTTTGTGTTTGTGCAGGAACAACGAGCCTTTGATCACTTCCCTTTTGGTGCTCTCCGGCCAGTTTTCGTCCCAGCGATCCACTGACCACGCCCATGCCAGATAAGGCAGTAACGATGCCGGACAGGTGTCTGGGTTCCACAGTTCCCGCAATGGCACTTTGATCTTCTGCAACTCAGCACAAGCTTTAGCCGCTGCAAGTTCTAACTGGGTTGAGCCCATCGGCAGAAGGCGATCACTCATCAGAACCTCCCATCGTCAATGTGGTCTTGGTGCAGTAAGAAGCCTGGGTTTTATCCAGCACAACATCTTTCAGCGGGGCTTTCAGTTCTACACGCTGGACACCTTCCACATGCAATGCGGCATAAATCGCTGACAAACGAATGTCACGCCCCAAACGATGCTGTGCTTCGACATAGTGTTTCAGTTTCTGCTCAGCCGCCTTACGGATAGGTTCTGATTCCGGTGTCGGGAAGATGTACAACACCGCATCAATTTCATATTCCACAATGTTCGCTGACTGGACTCTCAAGCGATCTGCCACCGGACGTACGTTTTCATCATTCAGGGCTTTTTCGACGATTTCCAACAGTTCTTTGGATGCCACGCCTTTGTCTTCACGGGACATGATTGTTACCATGACGTTGGCTGGTGACGGGCTGATAGCCGAAGCATCTGCGACACGGCCATCTGCACTACGCGCATGGTATTCATAAGCACCGACAGGACCTGCAACGCTTAAGCCTTCAAAGGCCTGGGGAATCCGCACACGGTAATCGTTATCGGACTCCATAGCAGCTGGTGTCGGCGGTATGGTGGAGTTATCCGCAGGATGCAAAACCATACGGGATACGTTGTTGTTCGCACCCAATTGATCCAGATCGCTGCCGGTTGAATAAGCCACCATTACCGCGCGTGCGGCTTCATTGACTCGCTGGCGCAGGAGCAGTTCGCGGTACACGTTCTCTTCCAGTAACTTGACCAAAGGTTCGGATTCAAGTTGTAAGGTTCGTGCAATCGCATCCCGCTGTTCTTCGGGATAAAGCGATATCAGCCCTCTTTTACGCTCTTCTAACAGTTGTTCGTAATCCAGTGGCTCAACCACATCCGGTGGTGGCAACTGGCTTAAATCGATTGTTGGCATACCTTACCTCTCAGGAATAGCCTCACCGGGAATGGTTCACCGGAATAGAAAGTGAAAATTCTCTGGCAGATTGATGGTAAGTACCTGTGATATCCACCACCATTCTGCCGTCCTGTAGGGTTTCCATCGTGATTGACGTCAGCGTCACACGTGGTTCCCAACGGCTAATTGCGGTATAACTAGCTGCCATGACCTGAAGCCTGAGCGCCGGATTCTGCGGCCAGTCAATCAGTTCAGGCAGCAAAGAGCCGTAAGTACGTCGTGCAATACGGCTACCCACAGGGGTCAGTAAAATATCACTGACAGATTGCCGGACATGATCCAGATCGGTCAGCTCCCTGCCTGTTTGTCGGTTCATACCCAGGTACATCATACGGGGCCTCCTGATGTGTCACCGCCTGACCGGATACCGGTGTGTTTATGGGAATCCACGACCACTCCGTTGGAACTGAATGTGCCGCCGGTGTGTTCAATATTGCCCGTCATTTTGCCGCCTTTGCGCACGATCAGATTCCCCGTGCTCATTAGCTGCGTACAGATGACTTCCGGTGTATCCAGCGTGATCCTGGTACTGGCAACACAGGTAATTTCCGGCGCAGTTATATGAACGGAATCCGATGCAGTCACTGTCGCGGTTTTGATGCCAGTCACAGTCAATGCGCCTGATTGCGGTTCATATTCCATCACTGCACCATCCGGAAACTTAATATGTGTTGCTTCAGGAGATGTTGATGGTGCCGGAAACTCATCTGAAAAAATTGCTGGCAATACAAAGGCGGTGGTCAGTTCACCGCCTATGGACAGTAATAAAACCTGCTCACCAACACTGGGCGCCCACCATGTGCGGGAGTTTCCCGCTCTGGATGTCAACCAGTGCAGCCAATCGGTTTCAAGGTTGCCTGTCGCGACCCGGCACATTCCCCTTGTGGTGTCCACTTGGGTAATGACGCCTGTTCGGATCAGGTTGCGCAATAAGCGCATCAGTTCAGTGAGTTGTGTGTTCATGACGTAAGAATGCCATGAAAAAGCAGGCCGGACATTAAACCGGATTTGTAGGAAACAACATACAAAAAAGGCAATAAAATCCTTTTTAATCAATTAAATAAAAAGCCTTCTTTCATTATGAAAAAAGGCTTTTCGAGGCAGGATACGATTATTCCGGTTTACACTGCCGGACAACATCACGTACATACCGTTGCAGGTAATCTAATTTGGTTTGATCGCGGATAATTCCGGTTCGGATATCGTAAATAGCGCGTCCAGCTTCTGCAGTGAGTTCGATTTGGGCTCCATCGCCCACGCTGCGGGTGCGGGTATTTCGGTCTTGGGTGAGCTGACAGGTAGCAAGATTGGCGGCGGCGATTTGCACCCGCCGATGGCCAGCAGCAATGTCAGTACGCAAAGCCGCATTTTCTTCGGTGGCATGAGCCAATTTCTCTGAATAGTATTCATCCAATTTCGCCGCCCGATTTTGTGCATCTTTCATTTGTCGGATGGCAGCCAATGTTTCTGAATATGCTTTCTGATTAATAGCAACGAGTTGTTCAGCCTGTTGCTGTTTCAATCCTGTCAATTCACTGAGAAACAAAGAACGATGCCCCAACCAACCAAAAGTGCCACCAATCACCAAGCTGGCAACTAAAGGCATTTTTTTCATCATTTCAATTCCAATCAGCCAGTTCATCTGCATACTACAAATCTTTTGGCGATTGATGGATCAGCTCGCTGACTATCTTGGCCGGTTTCGATGTAGGTTCTATCTCCAGATTTTCCAGGATATTTTTCAAGATCAGGGTTCGTTTCATTTGTTCCCGACGATTGAGCCGATAGGTCAGAATACCAAGAGTAATACTGGCGAATGCCCCAAGAATAAAACTCCACTCATATAAAGAAAGACCGGAAAAAATGGCAGTAGTACTGGCACAGGTATATGTAGCGTGGCTGTATTTATCCATGCCTGCTCCTTAATCCCAGAGTTGGATCATGGGCTTGCTGGCAGTGGGCATAAACTCCGGCATTTCAATTTTTGTTCCATGAGGCAATACCGCGCCAAAATCAGCCAATCCGGGGTTGGCCTGCAATACACGTTCTGTCATTCCCAGCGTCCGCCCATAATGACGCCAGCATATGGCATCAACCGTTTCATTTTGTTGTGCGATAATTTGCATATACTCTCCTTTTTCTTTACCAAAAATATACTCGTCGTCTTTCAGGTTGCCGCTTTGTTGGCTGCATCTTGAAATCTATTAGGTATGGCTTATAAATCGAAGAGTTATGATCGAATAATCAAGAATATGTCTCAATGAAAGGAAGTTGTTAGGCTAATAGTACAAAATAAACAAATGAACATAAGCACAAAGGCAGGAAACAATTTCCTGCCTTTGTGCTGTTTTATCTTATTATAATATCTTGCCATCCTGCTGGAGAATATCCCTATTCTGCCGAGTTTAATCTGACAGCCAACTGTCATCCTCCCAGACGTTTTGAATAAGCTCCATCATGTGGTCATGCTCATTACTATTTTTGGTGCCTGTCACTCTTACGGAGGTATTGCTACTGATTGCAATTCTAAAATGCGTATCAGGATATTGCGGTAGTATTCTTTTTTTTAATTCACTTTCAAGTGAAGACATGGTTACTTCAGAAACATTAGCTCTTTTATCGAAAAGTATTTCTACACGCATCCTTTTCTCCCGCTAAATCTATTCTTCTATTGAATCCGAATTTCCCAATATGTTGCTATCTAAGATATTATTTTTTAATGAATTTTGGTAACTACTGAGTCTTTTCTCATAAGGTGCAGATAATTCTGCTATCCAAACCAAAGCCAGTTCTTTGTCTTCTGCATGATTGCATTCGCAACTTGTTGCCATTCTGGCAATAAAATTAATACGTTGCGCTACCAATGATTCCATAAGAGATTCCACTGATATATCCGCCTCCATATAAAAACTGTATATATATACAGTACACCTAATGATAAAAAAGTTAAAGTAGTTTTTTCCTTTTATAAGGATAAAATTTGATAGTTAATAACTATCATTTATTACTTTTATAGAAATATTTACTAATGACACCGTATGTTTTTTGTTATGCCAGATATTCTCTCCCCATAATGATAAACCTGTTCATCCGTACAGTTATTGACAGAACTCCAAGAGGAGAATTTTATGCTACCTTTATCAACAACTTGTTCGGACACAAAATAATCAGATTTCGGTACAATTGACCATTGGTGAATTCGTGTGCAGATAAATTCATCCCGGGATAAAAACGGCGATGTTACGCCTTGTACAGAATGAATATCTTCACCGTAAGGACTGCCAAACGGAATATGTTTATAAGATAAGCGAATGACCAGATCACAACGTGCTACCCACGGCCCACCCTGCGCTTGAGTATAAGCAGCCCAATTACCTTCATCTGCCGCCTGCAAAACCGCATTGATTTTATCATCAGATAAACTTATCTCCCTCAAACGGCGTAGTTCGCGCCAAACCGAAACCGGGGCACCACCAATTTGTTGAAATTGGCGAATACGCCAACGACTCGCCCAAGCGGTGACCGATTTCGCCATATCACGTAAGCATTCACCCGTTTCATGATCAATTTCATCATCCAGCGCATAGCCATCAATGTTCTTGGAAATGTACTTCGCGATATAGCCTGTTGCACTCCCCTTGTCAGGATCGAGTTCCCGATAATCAAAGCGTGCCTTTTTAGCTTCATTTCGCTGCAATTCCGCTTGCTCTTCCTGACAAGCATAATGTTCAAGAATTTTCCTCACCTGCAATAAATGCTCGGGCATCATGAACAACACCATATGCCAATGAGGGGTACCATCGTGATGGGGTTCCACCACGCGAAAACCAAATAGATTAATTCCTGCACGGGCAATCGCAGCCCGGGCTTTTGCCCAAATCCCGCTTAAATAATGTTGAGTATCGCGCGGAGTTGCACCATCCCAATATTTAACGAATCCACCTTGATGCTGTACAGCATGATATTTTGCAGGCGCAGTGATGGTATAAAATTCCCCGACACAGTCCATTTTATTGGCTACTTCTTCGAAACCACGCATTCTGACCATCAGTTCACAACGCCGGATTGCCGGATTTGCGTTGCTATGAACAACTGTATCCGCCAATGAGATGCGCTCCCCTTCTTCATTTTCCAAATCAAAGTGTTTGAAAAATTCACGATTACGTCGTTTTTGTTCCAGCCATTCCCGAAGTGCCTGACGTGAAATATACGGAGAAGCCGCTTGTTGCACTTGTCCGACCGCAATTGCCATATGCTCTGACTGGATATCACGCAGACGCTTCAAACGGAAATACCACCAGCGGGCAGACATCATTCGCAACATCCCCGAACAAAGTTGATCAACGGAAGGGGGTTTTCGACCATGATTAAAATGCTGCCAATAAGGAGGATTCGTACCACATTGCAAAGTCAGCTTTGCCAGCAATTGATACAACCTCACCACTCGGGAAAATTGTGCATTTTCACTGTCAGCTGAAGCTGATGAGTGTTTTTGAGAACATTCCGGAGAAGAATAGTGTTCATAATTGCTGGAAATAAAAACAGAAATTTCATGTGCAAGCTTTAAGAGTTGCTTGCGAGTATATGTCGCCACATTATCCAGTGACTCAATAAAAGGGAAAGGGGCTATACCGGAAATACAGTGATTGAATTGGTATCTTTTCTTCGCCAACTGCAACCGGGGCAGAACATTTTGTCCAACAGTCTTCCTCAGAAAGGAGTTAGCATCACGGCGACCAGAACGATTAAAGATATCAACGTAACGACGGCTGAAATATTTCGCCAGAAAATCTGGCATTTGACCGATATATTGGTGACGCCATTGATGATCTTCTGCATTAACTTCCCACAATAAGCGTTCTGCCATTGAAACGCCCTGCGGTATGTTCTGCTGTGACATCACAACTTGCTCACGCTTCGAAATTAAATAATTATCATTATGTTTACCAGTAGTGCAGTCACTGTTCATCAATCTCACCATATTAAGGATGTGCGAGTGCCTGGCATACTTATGCCATTTGTTCTACTCAATAATGTATTTAGAAAGTTGTGATTAATTAGATCGGGTCAGGAGACAGCACTAAGTACTTCGGAAACTGACTGACAACAACCTTAATATGATTCATCGCCTTAATCAGAGCCTGCTTTTCTTCTTGGGTAAAATGGTTAAATTCACTATCGTGACGGGAACGTGGAATATTCGCTAAATAGAAAATAGCGGATAATACCCTCTTGTTTTCTTCGCAATGACTGTCCCTTTTGTCACGCATATCAGCAAAAAAACAATTTAACTCTTTTTCATCATCCCGCCAGTATATCGCCCTAATCCTCGATAAATGATTCAATCCTTCCAGCCGCTGGCCGAGGTTAATCTGGGCAAATTTTTCTTTCTCAATATTCGCCATGTCTTCCCTCAACGTTTCTTTAACCTATCTGCAACTATTCTCAACTATCCTTATGCCATTCTTAAATCACTTCAATGTTGGGTATGTATAAAGATTGAAATCTGGACGTTCATGATGCAATATCTCTCAATGCTTATCGGCTTAACCAGTCTGGGTTCAATAATGTTCTCGATATGAGAACTTTATTGGGATACTAATACCTCTTATCTATACTGTCAATGAAAAATACCAATATTGAGATCAAAATGGGGTCCGATAGTGGGGGAAGACCCGCTATTGAACGTCTTGTCCGCGCGTATGGATTTAAATCACGTCAGGCCCTGAGTGACCATTTGGGCGTTTCCAAAAGCACGATGGCAAACCGCTATCTTCGTGATAGTTTTCCAGCGGATTGGATCATCCAGTGTAATCTCGAAACTGGTGCTTCACTGCTGTGGTTGAGCACAGGCCAGGGAGAAATGTTTCCAGATGGGGAAAGTGGCAAAACAGAACGGCTGGAAGATATCATTGCTCCGTCAGTTTCTCGTGTAAAACTGTCAGGAGGTAAACTGAATGAAGCAACCCCTGTCATTCTGGACAGCGAATTGATTTCCAAGGAACTCAGAAACCCGCTGGTTGTTGATGATGGTACTGCATGGTATTTGCTGGATACTCAGGAAGATAATATTCAAGATGGCTTATGGCTGGTGGATATTGAGGGTATGCACAGTGTCAAAAAGATTGCCAAAATCCCAATCAGTAAGATTCGAGTCAGCGATAATGATGTCACTTTTGATTGTGCCATCAGCGACATCCAATTCATCGGTCGTGTTGCTCTGGTCATCTCCAGGCAATAATGAGCCGGCCTATGCCATAGCTTTCACATTGCGGCACAATCAACACAACAATAGTTTGAAAGCCTAAAGGAATACAAACCGGTTTCCATCAAGGTTATCTCTCCATCGGGATAACCTTGATGGCGTATATCTTTAACATGAACGCTGAAGCCGGTATAAGACATGTTCTCTCAATGGATGATCTTCTGCTAACGCGGGATGCAAAAATGTTTTTTCATCTCTGATCATACCTAGTTTTTTCATGACCCTTTCCGAACGGTAATTAGAAACCGTAGTAAAAGCGACAACTTCTTCCAGACCGATTTCTGTAAAAGCAAAGTCGAAGACTCTGCGGGCAGCTTCACAGGCATAGCCTTTACCCCAAAAAGGTTTATCCAGCCGCCAACCTATTTCAACACATGGAGAAAATGGAAATGCGGTATTAGGTACATTCAATCCGACAAAACCAATAAACTCACCACTTTGTTTTAATTCGACCGCCCATAGTCCCCAACCATCTTGTGTTTCAAACCGTTGGATGATGATATCGACAAGTGCATTACTTTGCTCTTTAGTCAGCGTATCAGGAAAAAACGCCATGACCTCAGGATTGCTATTCAAGCGAAAGAAAGGTTCTCTATCTTCTTCCTGCCAGGTACGGAGCCACAATCTTTCTGTTTCCAACTCAATAGCCACAGCATCCCCTTGAAATTGTCCGTCAATTAAAATAAAAACTGCCGGAAAACCATACTTGTTTTTCCGGCTGTAAGGAATTTTATTTTATGAAAAATGATCAAGCGCTGTTTTTAGCCTTTGATTTATCTCCTTGATTATTATCCTTGATCGGAATAATCCGTTCCATTTCTGGCTTTTTCTTATTCTCGACTTGCTCAGACTGACCAACAAACAATCCACCACGTCGAATTGACATACTTCCACAGCGGCTAATACCATGTAATTCCCCATGTTCGAGAATATCCAGCGTTTCTGCACAACATGTCCCTTCAACATGACCGTCAATGATGATTTCAGGTGCATTCAGTTCACCTTCCACTTTGCCGGCATGCATAATACGAATAGCACCCCCTTTTACGCGAATGTTGCCGATGACTTTGCCCCAGATCTGAATATCCCCTTCCATATCAATATCGCCTTTAAAGACTGAATTTTTTGCGATAATCGTGTTAGGGCGCGCATCTGCAATAGGTGCTTTTTTTTCTTCTGTTTGTATTAGCGTGATTGATGTAGTAGAGCTGGCAACAGGTGCCTCAGTTTTTTTTCCAAACATAGCTTTTATTCTCAATTTCATTTTCGTGAAGTAAAACACTAAAGCTAAAAAAGCCAGCATTGCGGTTATGGCGCAACTAAAATGGTATTTATAAAGGTATAACCCTAAAGCAATACCCCAAAGGAGCCAAGTACTGTATAAAAAAGCGTTATCTGAAAAACGATACTTTTTCATATCTTTCTCGTTTTTGTGGTTTTTCTTATATTTCATCAACAAACCAATCTCTAAACCTGCCGTAGCAAGTCATGGGAAAAAGTTGTGAAAACACAGTCTGATATTTTACTAGTATAAAAAACAAACTACTAATCTATAACAAAGGTAATTATAGCGTTATTACACGGATAAGGTTGTTATTTGAGTTTAACTCCCTGAATTAGCTTTGAATTATCCCACATTCCTAAGATAAGGAAATCCAGCATGATAAATTTAATTTTTTTATTTGTACTGACAATATCACGCAATTCGATTAATTAACAAAATTCAAACACATAGGCAACAAATAAACATCATATGGTACCAATATGTATATGGCAGAAATAAAGATATTGTCATGATACCCTACCCATTTTAAATGAAACATCAAATCATTTTAGCGATTACCAAGTTAATTGGTGCACCTGATGTTAACTTTATTCAAATCATAACTAAAACAGCAACTAAACAGAAAAGATAATAATTCCGATAGAGATAAAATTCTTTATATATTAAAGTCTGCATGATCTCTTTTTGTTAACTCTCCATTCCAATATGAATCCAGTAGAAATTAATTAGATTACGCCTTAACATTATCTATTTAATCCAGAATCTTCAATATTTTTAATACTGTTAATGATGTAAAATTAAAGTAGTGTTGAAAAAGCATAATAAAAACCAGAAAGACCATAATGATAAAAATGCACATATCCTCATAAAAACAAAGAGATGAGCTTTGGATAAGAAAAGACAAAAAACAAACAAAGCGCAAATAAATTTTTTTTAATCACAAAAAAAGACATAAATAAAAATTTATATTACAAATTTTTTCACTTAAACCTAACACAAATATCTATTTAGCTATATAATGCTAAAAATGATTTAATTGATGTTATGCACGAAACTCCAAGAATTCTCAATATCATTGCAATCAGCACTCGATTTTATCAACATAATCCGAGGGATTAGGAAAAATTTTTCCTCAACATCCATTAATAAAATAAATATAGCATGCACTCATCAAAAAAAATGATTACTCATGATACGGAACATTAAGGGTATAAGATGGAAAGGACGACAGACTCAAATCAAAAGAGTATTTGTACTCTTCAATTAACCATGCCAGATTTCAATATACTGGAACATAAACAAAGAGGGTTGTATATTCTGCTGGATGGTGAAATGGTGTGGAAAGACTGCATCAATACTTATCATGTCACATCGAATCAGATTCTTTTTACTCATCCCGGAAGCTACGCAGCTAAAACCAATATGGAAAGTTGTCAGGTACTATGGCTGCCATTGCATATGGAGTTTCTGCGCAGTTTTTTAAAACGCTTTGGGTCATTACTGAGTAAAATAGAGCGGCAAGATTTCCCTGCTTATAGGCTTATTCCTTTTAATCAGTTTCCTCTACTGACGGAAAGCATCCGCGGACTCGCCAAATTATTGGCTCATGATTCTCCTCCAGCCTTAATTCAATTAAGAGTTGAAGAATTACTGCTGTTGCTTTCCCTGAGTAAACAAGGATCCTTGTTAATGTCTATTCTCAGGAAACTAAGCAATCGTCAGGTAGAACGTCTGCAAACATTTATGGACGCCCATTATCTCAAAGAGTGGAAACTCAATGACTTTGCGCGGGAGTTCGGCATGGGGTTAACTTCTTTCAAGGAACTGTTCAACAGTGTCTATGGTACTTCACCTAAAGCATGGATCAGCGAACAACGTATTCTATATGCCCATCAGTTATTGCTAAACAGCGACATGAGCATTGCCAATATTTCAATGGAATCCGGTTTTTCCAGTCAATCCTACTTTACTCAAAGCTATCGGCGACATTTTTGCTGTACACCTAATCGTGCCAGATATGGTAAAGATTAGCGCATTACTGGTGGTTTATATACTGCCTATCCTGAATGCGGGTAGGCAGCATATAAAATCAAAGGACACTTAATTCGGTAAAAATCAGTGTGATTCGCGATCTTGTTTACCGCTGTCTGCACTATAGAATACCGTGCCCAATTTTATTCTTTCACGGCCCGTCGCCAAACGATGTCGATTAGAATCTCTCAGCGAGTAGATACAACCGCAATATTCCTGCTGATAGAATTCTTCTCGTTTACTGATTTCGATCATGCGGGCAGAACCCCCTCCTTTGCGCCAGTTAAATTCCCAGTACGCTAAATCAGGATAACGCGATGCAGCCCGGACACCACATTCATTAATCTGCTGCATATTCTTCCAGCGGGAAATACCGAGCGAACTGGTAATGACAGGGAAACCATGTTCATGGGCATAAAGTGCCGTTCGCTCAAAACGCATATCAAAACACATTGTGCAACGAATACCACGTTCAGGCTCGTTTTCCATTCCTTTTGCACGTTCAAACCAATTATCACGGTCGTAATCAGCGTCAATAAAAGGAATACCCATCTGCTCCGCAAAGCGGATATTTTCATCTTTGCGCAGTTCATATTCTTTCAAAGGATGAATATTCGGGTTATAGAAAAATATCGTGAAATCTATGCCTGAAGCCAGCATAGCTTCCATCACTTCCCCAGAGCATGGTGCACAACATGAGTGCAACAACACCTTATTGTGTCCATTTGGCAGAGGAAGCGGCTTACGTTCATAGTTCAGTGACATAATATCTTTTACCTAATTTAAGCAATAAAAAATCAGGGAGAGAATATAATTTCCCTCCCTGTGTTTATTGGATAGGCATTTTACCTTTTTCTGTTGCTTTACGACAGTCTCTGTTATATCTCTGGCAGAACTTGTCCACCATCCACCACAATTGTTTGTCCTGTAATGTATTTAGCTTCATCAGAAGCTAAAAAGCAGACTGCATAAGCAATATCTTCTGGTGTCCCCAACGCCCCCATTGGGGTGATGGTTTTAATATGGTTGAGAAAATCATCGCCGAATGCCTGTAACCCCTCGGTCATGATCATACCCGGCATAACCGCATTAATCGTGATGCCCTGACCCGCATATTCCAAAGCAGCACTGCGCATAAATCCCAACTGCCCTGCTTTACTGGCGCCATAATGGCTATAACCCGGAAGCCCGACTCTCTCTCCGGTGATTGATGAAGTGAGAACAATACGTCCGTAATGCTGCTTTTCCATCACATTTAAAGCAGCCTGTACTAAGAAAAACGTTCCCTTAAGATTGACTGTGTTGACTAAATCCCAATCTTCAGCAGTCATATCTTTAAGGTAATGTTGTGGAAAAATACCTGCATTGGAGCAAAGAATATCGATCCTGCCATATTTTTCAACAATCCTATCAATCGCACTTTTACATGCCGCCTGATCCGTAACATCAAGCGCAATGAAATCAACACCTAATTCTTTGGCAACTAATTCTCCCTTTACCTGATCAGTACCTGCCATAATGGTAATGGCGCCGGCTTGCTTTAATACCTGTACAATACCTTTGCCAATACCTTTGGTTCCTCCTGAAACAAAAGCAATTTTTCCCGTTAGATTAAACATTTAAGTTTCCTTTTATATTAATTAGTTGAGTTTTTTTATTAGATTGAATCTAATTTTTAAATATATTTTCAAATGATTTATTACACAATCTTAATAAATAAAAATGGTATAAATAAGATTTCAAAATAGTAGATCACTTGAAGGGAACTCAGTCC